AACCGTGGTTTGATGTTTTTAGTTTCAGCACAACTCGTAAATTTTCTAAACAAAGACCTCTTGCTTTATTTGACGATGATGCTGATTTTAACAACTATTTAAAAACTTGTTATGAAAACGATCCCACATTGAATAAATCAGATATTATTATTTCAACTATCCATGGAGTAAAGGGAATGGAAAGAAAAAAAGTCGTTATTTGTAATGATTGGGGGTTTTCTCTTCAAAATTATTATAGTGGTTTAATAGACAAAGAAGAGGAAGAGCTAAGAACTTGTTATGTGGGTGTTACGCGAGCCCAGGAGGAATTATACATTTTAGACACGGGAAAACAAAAGACTAAATTTCCGTACTTAATATTATGAGCGAAGACGAATTTTACAGATTTATTCAAAGAATGGAAAGAGAACTTTATGGTAATTCAAGTTATCTTTTCGCTGGTGATAAGAAAGAGGAAGAAGATGAGTAGCTTACATTTTCATAGAGAAATTGATTTTGATGTTTTAAAAGCAACACCAGAAGCGGTGTTGATAAAAGTAAATAAAGTAAAAAGTTCAAAATTTAATAGATACGCCAATCTAAAAAGGATTCAAAAAGTGATCAGGCCATTAGAAATATGGATACCTAAGTCATGGGTTAAAAAAGATAGGTGGGTTTCTTATGTTGGATGTCCGGGTAATATGGAAGTTGAGCATGAGAGGTTCTGGGTATGGGAAGAAGGATTTTTAAAAAATGTAGAAAAACTATGCAAAAAAAGGGAGGCAAACGAAGAAGACCTGGTGGATAAGAACTTCTTTTAAACTATGAGCGCGTATAAAAAGCAGATCGGTGGAAAACACTACTTAAAATATAAAGTGCAGCCAAGTAAGTTTGTTGTTGAGAACAAGTTGCTTTATCCTGAAGGTTGTGTTATTAAATACATTTTAAGACATCAAGATAAAGGCGGAAAGCAAGATTTGGAAAAGGCTAAGCATTTTATAGATATGATTATTGAAAGAGATTACACAGACGAGAAAGAAAAACAAGAAACATGGGTAGAGGGATTTAGAAAATGGAAAGCAAATAAATAATGCAACGTCCACTCTTTAAAGCTCAAACAGAATGGGTCGAGCCAGACACATTTCCTGATTTATCTAAATATGATGAAATAGCAATTGACTTTGAAACTAAGGATCCAGATTTAAAAACTAAAGGTTCAGCTTCTTGCCGGGGCATAGGTGATGTTGTAGGTATTGCAGTCGCCGTGTGCAATTGGTCAGGTTATTATCCGATTGCCCATGAAAATGGACCTAACATGAATCGTAAACAGGTTTTAGGTTGGTTTGAAGATGTTTTAAAAACACCCGCCTTGAAAATTTTTCATAATGCCATGTATGATGTGTTATGGATTCGTCGTTTAGGGCTCACGGTCCACGGAACAATTATTGATACAATGACTATTGCATCATTAGTTAATGAAAATAGATTTAAATATGATCTTAATTCAGTCTCTAAAGAGTATACCGGGTTAGGTAAAAATGAAAATGCCTTAAATATGGCAGCAAAAGAATGGGGAATTGATCCTAAAGCTGAAATGTATAAGCTTCCCGCTATGTATGTTGGTGAGTATGCCGAAAGAGATGCTGAAATAACCTTAGCTTTGTGGCAGGAACTTAAAAAAGAAGTTAATCTACAGGATTTACACGCAATAATTTTTTTAGAGCAACAAGTTTTTCCATGCCTAGTAGACATGAAATGGAAAGGTGTGAGAGTTAGCGAGGATCAACTTGATATTCTTGAGAAAAAACTGCAAGCAACTTATAAGCTTTGTATAGACCGAATTAAAGCTGCTACAGGAATTTCTCCCGAGATATGGGCAGCTAAAAGTATTGCAAAAGTATGCGATAAACTTGGTGTTAAGTACGATCGAACAGAGAAAACAGGTGCGCCATCCTTTACTAAAAACTCTTTAGCAAGAAGTACTAATCTTGTTGTTAAAAGTATTGCCACTGCGAGACAGATGGACAAATTAAAAAACACATTTCTTCATTCAATTAGAAATTTTGTTTACAAAGGAAGAATTCATTCTGACATTCATCAATTAAGAGGGGATCAAGGAGGAACTGTGACAGGAAGATTAAGTTATTCTCATCCTAACTTACAACAACTTCCAAATTATTCTAACATTGGAATGGGAATAAGGTCTATCTTTCTTCCTGAAGAAGGATGCGAATGGGGGTGCTTTGATTATTCGCAACAAGAACCAAGATTAGTTGTGCATTTTGCTTTGCAAACTAAAGGAGTAACAGGAATTGGTGATATTGTAGAACAATATAGACAAGGCAACGCAGATTTTCATCAAATCGTTGCGGACATCGCCGATATTGACCGGGCAGAAGCCAAAACAATTAACCTAGGTTTATTTTATGGAATGGGACAGGCAAAATTACAAACACAATTAGGTATTGATAATGACGACTCTGCGAAAGAGTTTTTAAAAAATTATCATTCAAAAGTTCCTTTCATAAAACAGCTTATTAAAAGTGTCATGGATAGAGCCCAAAGAAAAGGACGAATAAGAACGTTAGGTGGTAGATATTGCAGGTTTGATATGTGGGAACCCAAACAATTTGGCATACATAAACCTTTAACATTCGAACAAGCAGAAACGGAAATTGGAATTGGAAATATGAAAAGAGCCTTTACCTATAAAGCTTTAAATAAATTAATTCAAGGCTCTGCAGCGGACATGACCAAGCAAGCAATGATTAATTTACATAAAGAAGGTATTATTCCTATGATTCAGATTCACGATGAATTAGATATTTCTATTGAAAAGAACAATAAAACTCAAAGTGATAAAATTATTAAGATTATGAAACAAGCTATTCCCCTGGATATTCCTAATGAGGTAGATTATGAATTTGGTTCAGATTGGGGCAGTATTGAAAATCAGGACGAAATTGATGAAAACTACTTTTGAGCAGAGAATTATTGAACTTTTAGCCGTGAGAAATGAAGATAATAAAATTGAAATTGACGCAGAAATATATAATATGTCTGTTTCATAAATGGAGGAAACATGGAAACAATTAAACAAATCTGGAAAGATCACAGAAAAGTGTGTATCGGTGCCGGAGTTGTACTTGTGATTTTAATAATCGCAGCACTATAAGGATTTTATGATAGATGGCATATTTAAACGCAAATATCCCTGCAACCTATGCGCAGGTCAGGAGAGAATATCTCTATGACCTTAAGGATCACCATGGAGAAGTGGAAGACTGTCTTATCTTTGGTTTGGCATCGATTACAGGGCATGCCATACTCTTTCACGCAATTATGGAAAACGGTGCTGTCTTCTATCGTCTACCGATTAGTGCCTTCATACAAAGAGGCTTTGATGTCAAAAAAGTTCCTAGGATGCGACTTGACGAGTTGGAGCTTTGGAATAGTTTTAGTTACTATCCTGCTATTACTACTTATGATATCCTAGCAGGACAATCTGGTAAATATATAGGAAAAGATAAGAAATGGTATTACGGTAATTACCTTTTTACAGTTGACTGGAGCCACCCAGAAGGTAATATAGTAGATACGGATCATTCCGAAATTCCGCACGAACATAAGTGCGCACACATACTTGCTTTGGAAAATGGCAACTATGCGGCTCAGCCAAACAATAGATTAATATGGAACATTCCATCTTTCACAGTGAAGGATGAAGTTCCGACCGACTGGAAGGTACAAACCAGTGATTGGACTGTTGAAAATAGTCGTAGATGGACAACTGAAGACTCAGACAAGTTTTTCTACGGAATTGAGGAGAAGAAGGATGATTAAAAAAATATGGGGTATCATCTGTTGGCCATTCAAAAAATATATTAAATGGGTAGCAAGTGGATTACCTAAAGGAAAAGATGGACGATAAGACTTGTAAAAAATGTGGTCATTTATGTCACTGTGTAGAAGCAGATCACGAAGGATGTAATTGTGCTAATTGTGATTGTAATGGGGAACAGGCTGAACAGGCCACCTATGAACATAGCCCAAAAACATCTGGTGAACTTGTTATAGATGACACGAACGATTGTGAATGGTGCCAATGAAAAAATTATATTTACTGTTAGCATTGTTATTTGCATTAAGCGCCTGCTCGGTAGGCAAAAAATGTGTTGTTACCGATGAAGGCAATGTTGTATCTAGCTATGTATGGTTCTTTAAAAACGGAAAACCAGCTGAAATAGATAAAATAAATTGTTTCTAGGAGAAACAATGAAATATTTATCTACGTTATTATTCCTAACACTATTGGTGTGTTCAACGGCTGCTTATGCAGGCTCAACCCAAACTAACGTTTCGGGTAGTAACACAGCTATTGAAGGTGGATATACAGGTGGTGCTACAACCTATGAATCTGGAAGCACTAGTACTTCAACCACTACAAATACATCTAATTCAGATATAAGAAGCGCACCTCCCACTGCAGGAGCACCATCATACAATTCTATGACACAAGATGTATGCGCTGTAGGTGCATCCGCAGGACTACAAACATTTGGTGTAGGTATATCTGGTGGAAAACATTTTATTGACAAAAATTGTGAACGACTTAAACTAGCTAGAATTTTAAATGACTTTGGTATGAAAGTTGCAGCAGTTGCGATTCTTTGCCAAGATGAAAGAGTATTTGAAAGCATGATACAAGCAGGAACACCATGTCCTATTGATGGACGTATAGGTAAAGAAGCAATGAAATTATGGGAAAGATATGACTTTGAAAGACCTGACTATAAAGCATATGTTAAGCGTATGAAATTAAGAGAAAAAGTTCAACCTGTCAGAAACGACAAACCTCTTCCAGCAGATGTATCTACTAACAAGAAGGTTTCATGGACAACACCAAAATAAAAATTAAAGCACTCGCAATACTTTTTTTCTGTTGCTATGCATTAGCAAGTTGTTTTTCTAACACAGTTGCTAAAGCAGAAAACGTAATCACTGGAAACATTCTACCTAATGCTGGCAATTCAGTCAGCTCTTATAATAGCGGAACTACTCCCGTCATATCCGATAATACTTCAGATACCACGATGAGCAATAACACTACTCTAGATGGTTTTGCTATCACCTGTGATACAGCTAATGGCCAGAACGGTGGATGTGGTGCATTTTTCACCTATGACAAAGCTGTTGAAGCTGCGCATGATTTAAAAATTACGTCCACAGCAACGTTGGTAGGCATTGATGGCACCGGTCAAACGTCTAATAATACCATTACTTCGACAACCGACAAACTCGATAATGGCATCACATTGGACAGCACCATCGACATGCAAAATTGTGAATGGTCCGGTTCGGCTTTTCGTTGCGGCGACAGCACCGGAGCCGCAGATAGCTATACCGTTAATATCCGGATACTAGATAGCAGCGACGAGGAACTAGCAGCTGTAACTCAAACAAGAACAAATGATGCAGGTTATTACGCCAACTCAGAAACTTTCACCAATCAATTAGTTTATACAGGAACTGGAGCTAGTAAATATGAATGGTCCTGGGAGGGCGTCGACGGATCTGGTTCAACGTCGACTCACGCTAATCAACGAGGTCCTAACTTATTAGGAGCACAATTATTAATGACTTTTGATAGTGAAGACTATGTTACAATATCGACTGAATCACAAACTGCTCTTACAAGTGTAGAAACAACTTTTGCAGAACTAGAAGAAATTTTTGCTGAAACAGTTAGTGTTGTTGCAGAAGACCCTGTAACATTCTCTATGGAAATAGAGGAAGAGACTTCTTTTGAAGAGTTTTTTTCGTTTGAAGAAGAAACAATTGAATTACAGGTTTATACTCCAGCAGCGGCACCCATAGAAACTGTTGCTAAAATGGAAACAGCAATAGTAGAATTAAAAGAAACAAAAACAGTTCAGACTATTAAGAAACAGGGTATCGAAACAGTTCAGGAGACAATAAGTGCGAAGACAGAAACGACAAAGGGGCCATTACCAATGGTATCTAAAAAAGAAGAGGTTTCATCTACGAAGAAGGAAGAACCGAAAGCGAAGGCCGTAGCCTCTGCTCCCCCAGGAAAAGCAGTTGCAAAACAACCCACAAAAATGGTACAAAACACCCATGAAGAAAAAAAAGAAAAAGCAGTTGAAGAAAAAAAAGAAGTCAAAGAAGAAAAAAAAGAAAAAGTAAAATCTAAGATTGCTAAAAAAGAAGAAACGGAAGAAAAAGAAAGTGCTGAAGAGGAATCCAGTAGCGAAAGCCCTACAGCGGTTTCGTCAGCAAATACTTCCAAACAAGAAAAGATACAACAGAAAAAAGCTCTCGTTAAAAATATTGACAGAGTAATGGATAAGGTTGACTCTGAAATCAAGGATGTTGCTAAAAATCTTCAAATTAAAAATATCATAAAATTAGAAGCTATGGCTAGTGAACAAGCTTCGTTAGATCTGTACTCAAAAGCCTTATTTTATGAGCCAAAAGACATCTATTTAGAGCAGCTAAATATATTTGATAACCGTAAAATTTATGCTAATGTAAGCTTAGCGAGCTATATCAAAACTGATAAAGTAGCTATCAAGGCGAACGCCTTGCACGAGATTAATCTCAAAAAACAAAGATTGTTAAAAGAACTGGAGTTATTAAAAAATGGGAAAATTTAACTTAAAGGATCAATTAGCAGGTGTGGCTGCTCTAATAGCAGCTATTGTAGCTATCGGTGGTGGTTTTGTTAAGTATGGTGAAATTACAACTAAACTTAAT